ACCCCTGGACCGCGAAAATACGAAGCCCCCGGGGGTGAACGATACCATCGCCGACATCCCCACGAGCGGATCGAGCGTCACGGTCACGGCCTCGAAGTCCGGCTACAACGATGGCTGGATTCAGGGGTCTATCCCTTCGGGCAGTTCGGACTACACCTACACCGGGGTCGTCCCCCTGCGCTCGTCACGTATGATCTCCGCCGAAGTGCGTGTGCAGGACGCGGGAGGCTCGGCGGTCGTCGCCGAAGAGATCGCCTGCACGTACCTGCAAAGCTCGGGCAAGACCAACACGATGCTGGCCACGAACAGCAGCATCCTCGACGATAGAGGACATTCGGACTGCTCGGTGAAGGCCTTTACGTCGCGCATCACCGTCACCGCCGCGGACTACAATACCGCCGTGGAGGAAGTGCCCGTGGAAGCCGGCTCGGAGGCCGTCACGATCCGCAAGACTGTCACGCTCTACCCGGGCTCTCGTTCCCTGCACCTGGACTTCGCGGTCAGGAACGAGCAGGGCGCGGCGGTGGAGGATGCGGTCGTGGTGATTCAGTACGTGAAGCCGGACGGGAGCGACGAAAACCTGCAATTCACGGGCGGCGTGCACGAGACTTTCGACAATGCGACCACGCAGGGCTTTACGCTCCTGATTATGGCGCAGGCCGAGGGCTCGCGCGTACATATGCAGCAGATCGCCGTCCCGGCGGGCAAGGAGGCGTACACCTACGACACGGACGTGGTGCTCTACTACGACTACTCGCCGGGCATTACGCTCGACCCGCCATCCCCGTGGACGTATGCGGCACACCTGGGGACGCTCCGCAATACGGGTAACGTCGACCTGGAGCTGCTTTCGGCGCCGGAATGGTGCACTATCACCGGGGACATCCCGGGCACGGTGGCGGTGGGCGAGGGACGTGCCTTCGCCGTCTCGAAGAACGAGACGGGTGACTTGCGCAAGGGGACGATCTCGATGCAGTGGCACAACATAGAAGCGAGCGAGACCACGGCCTACGATGTCGAGGTCTCGCAGGAACCATAAGATTTCATTAACCATTTAACCATATAGAGGCATATGGCACAGCAAGATACGATAGACAAAATTATTAACATCCAGTTCAACTACAGAGAGCTGGTGCAGGGATGGGCGGCAGCGTCTGATGCTATTGATAAGGCAAAAGAAAATCTTCAAAAATTCAAAAAAGAAGGGAATAGCGAAGGTGTTGCCAAACAAACACAACTCATCAAAGCCTTGCGCACAGAAATGGCCGCATATACCCGAGAAATGCAGGCCAATATCAAAGAGGAAGTTAAGCAAGAAGGAAGCATCGAACAACTCAGAGGCAGCATCGCCAAGCTAACGGCAGCATATAACAAAATGAGCCGCGAGGAGCGCAATGCCGCCAAGGGCACCGATCTCGCCAAAAAGATAGCCGGACTACAAACGGAGCTTAACGAGGCAAATACGGCATTACTTAACTTCCGGGACAACGTCGGTAACTATGCAAGTGCTGCTAAAGGATTCTCTCCTCTTACCTTTCAAGTGCAACAACTGGCAAGAGAAATGCCGTCGCTTACCGTATCTTTGCAGCAGTTTTTCTTGGCCATATCCAACAACGTGCCGATGTTCGTTGATGAACTGAAACGCGCTACTGCAGCAAACAAAGCATTACGATCCGAAGGAAAGGCGACAATACCTGTATTCAGACAAGTAATATCGTCTATCATCTCGTGGCAAACGGCTATCGTTTTGATCATCACAGCGCTTACAATGTATGGCAAGGAGATCGGATCGTGGGTTAAAAGTCTATTTTCGGCCAAAGAAGCGGCTATTTCAATGGCGGAAGCGCAGGAGCGAATAAACGATGCACTGAAAGAAGATGGATATGGAATTGGAGAGCATATCGCCAAGGTAAAAGAGCTCCAGATACAATGGAAGGCTTTAGGGGACGATCTAAATGCACGAAAGCAGTTTATTGTCGATAATAAAGACGCATTCGATGACCTTGGGGTTAAGGTAACGAATGTTAATGATGCAGAGAACATACTCATAACACATACGGATGATTTTATAATTGCTTTAAGTATGAGAGCACGAGCGGCTGCGGGGATGAAATTAGCCGCTGAAGCCTATGAAAAGGCGCTGATCGAACAGCAAAAGGTAGAGGAGGAGATAAAAAAGGGGTACACAACGCAAAGATATGTTTTTGGCGGTTCTCCTAACGGAGAGGATTTGAGGTCAACCCGCCCTTACACAAAAGCCGAACAAGATATATTAATGGCGCCCGTTCGTGCCTTGGAGGATCAGGCCAAAGCATATCTAAATATATCAGCAGAGAGCCAAAAAGCAGCGTCGGATAAACTTAAAAATGCAGGCATTGAGGAATCAGCCAATGATAAAGTAGCCGATAGCGTAAGGCGGATTATTACCCTTGAAGAACTTCAAGCGAAAATGCGGGCAAATAACCTCAAGGAATATACGAAATTACTGGCAGACTGGCGAGTTGCCTTGGGACGGGAGGTGTCTAAGATGGAGTCCGAATTAGATAAGGCGCTACAAAAAACGGATAGTGAAATATCCGGCAACTTGAGGAAACAACTTGAAGAGCAAGAGCTGGAGTATAGAAACAGAATCAGCGAAGCCCATCTAATCGACAATGATTTAGGTGCAGCGATGGAGATGGTAAACATATACAAAGAGCAAATTGCACAAATAGAGCGATTGGAAGGTGTTTATCGGGCTGCAGGCAAGACCGACGCAGAAATACAGGCAATACGAATTAAAGCACGTATGGATCTTCAAAAAGCGGAGGAAAATGTAGCAAACATTCAGATAGAAACGACACACAAAAGTTTAAGCCTCGCCGCACAAACAGCAGGAAACCTTGCCAATGTATTCGAACAACTTGGTGGGGAAAGTGAAAAATATGCTGCATTTGCCAAGGCTATGGCTGTCATGCAAGTTGTATTATCTGAATCTGTAGCTATTGCAAAAGCATGGGAAGGGAATGCCGCTCTTCCATTCCCGGCAAATATAATAGCCACCGCAGCAAGCGTCGCTGCCATTGTCGCAGCAATAGGCAGTGCATTGTCCTCTACTAAATCTACGGAAGTTCCTAAATACGCATCCGGCGGTCTTATTACAGGGCCCGGTACTGGTACATCCGATAGCATTGTTGCTCGGGTATCGAATGGCGAGGCCATTATGACCGCCCAGGCCGTGAATGATTGGGGCGCCGTATTGTCGGCTATGAATGTTTCCAGCGGTGGCAATGCCATCCAAGTATCCAATTTACCCCAACGCGGAGACGGAATGAGGGGCATGGAACAAATGATGGAACGGGTGTTGCTCAACCTCCCGTCCCCTATCGTCCTCGTAAAAGACATTGACAACGGACAGAGACGGGTGAAGGTAGCAGCCAACCTTGCAAAATTGGGTAGAAAAAAATAGTATGCCCCATTGTTATTTAAATGCACACAGGCATATTTGCATCAGAGCTTATGGTGAGGTAAGCAACAGACGACAAAACGAAATGACGCGTACATCCAACATATCTGTCGGCGGCCATAAAGCTCTATTAGTGACTTTTTGTAAAACTAAATAGGCTGAAAAATGGCAGAACAAAACGCATGCGCCGAGAACCTTGGCGCGAACATCCTGAATGACTGTAACGACGATTACGGCAAGGGTGTCGAGAAGATCGTTTACATCATCAAAAAAGAGGACATCGACCGTAAGGCATCGAAGATTGCGGGAAACGTAATCAGCACCCTCGTCCTCAGAACCGGAAAGAAGGCATACACTGCTTCGGCTCCCTCAAACACACCTTTCAGCGGCCTCACATACGAGGATCAGAACGCCACAATCGGAATGTCCTTTAACAAGACCATCCCTATCGTCATGCTGGCGGATTCTCCGACGAACGCCCTCAATGTATCCGCACTCAAGCAGAACAAGTACGTCATCATCTACGAGAACAACAACAAGGGAGCGAATGGCGAGCAGGCATTCGCCGTCATAGGCTGGGAGCAGGGCGCCGTCGGGCAGAACGCAACCCTTGACAAGTACAGTGACGACACGCAGGGAGGCTGGACTGTCGACATGATCGAAGAAGGCGCCAAAACCCCGCAAATATTCTTCTTCTCGACGGACTACGAGACTACGAAGGCGGCACTTGATTCGCTTTTGTCGCCCGCCTCGTGATGAATCCCGAAGTATGGTACAGGGAGAGGTTAAACGCCTCTCTCACCGCTTCGGATAAGCGGACGATAGAATCCCATTACGAGATGGTAACCGGGAAATCGTTCGCTGGCAGTTTTTCCCAAAACTGCCCGAACAAGTACAAAGACGCGATAACGCACATTTTAATCAAGATGAAACAGGACAACACAGATAATGGCGGATATGTCCTCAAACAAGGAGCATTTCGCTACAAAGGTAAGGTCATAACCAATGCGAACATGACCGCAGAAGCGGCAGAATGGTGGATACATCAAAACCTGGACAACAGAGACCAATTTGCGAGTTTGGGCAAGGATTACGACAGCTATGCCACCACGTCGGTAATGATTCCCGCCAAAGAATAATGACGCCAAACACCTGTAACGTGGAGAATGTTACACACATAAATTACCATAGTGATTTCAGGCTTATTATCCGCTTCAACTCGGATAAACTGCCCGATTATCCGTGGCGTATTACATTCAGCACCCCGTCGACACATACAGTCGACAAATACGTAGCGTCATTCGATGGAGAAAATTACATCAATTGCAAGCCCGTCGACACGCTCCCGGGTGCGGCAATAGTGTTTTTCGATCATCATAGGCTCGGGTGCGGGACATTGGGTTACATTCTCGACATGGATATTCCCGATAACGAATTTCCTGACGGGAAAATGGATATTGAAATCCCGGGTGTCGAGACTGTAGAATTATGGCCGGGGAAAAGCGATGAAACGGAACTCCCCGCAGAAATTATTGTGGCGCTGTTGCAGATGCTCAAAGGGTTTTCCCCCTCTATCGAAGTCGAGGAGAACAGTGACGACAGTTATATCCTGCGGATAACAAACGAAACTGGGTCATATCTCACCCCGAACCTGCGGGCTTCGCTGAATTTGGCACAAAGTACTGGCGACAGCCAGTATATTGCCATGTCGCAGGATGCTACAACAAAAGCCCTTGCCGCAAAAGTCGACAAGGAAGAAGGCAAAGGGCTTTCGACGAACGACTACACTGACCAGGAGAAGGAGAAGCTGGCCGGGCTCTCCAACTACGACGACACGGAGATAAGGAAGGAGTTGTCCGACAAAGCGTCCAAGCAGGAACTGACGGAGGCTGCGGCGGGCGCACTGGCTAAAGCAAAGTCGTACACGGACACCAAGACGACAGAACTATGGAATAATGTCAGCGATGTGTTTGACGCCATGTCCGAGGAGCTCAACAGCAACATATCCGGCGGGGATGCGCAGACACTGACCGAGGCCAAAAACTATACGGACAAGGCGATCTCAGAAATTCCCACCCCGGACGTCAGCGGCCAGATCGAGCGGCACAACACCTCCCCCACGGCGCATCCCGACATCCGGGAGCTGCTCAACACCTGCGTAGGACTGCCGGAGTTCAACGACAAAACCTACGAGCTGACCTTCACGACAAAGGGCGGTGCCAAGTTCATCATCGACCTGCCTATCGAGATGATGGGGCTGCATTACAACGAGGATACCCAATCTATCGAGTTCGTAAATGCCGACGGCTCCATATCCTCCATCCCGGTTTCTGACTTCGTGAAAGTATATGTCGGCTCTATCGGTTCCGAGATACAGGTTACGGTCGAAGGCTCCGAAATCCGCGCCTCCCTGCTCAACAACACCGTATCCTGGGACAAGTTGACACTGGCATTGCAGGAGATGATCCAGGGCAAGGCCGACCGCACGGAGCTTCCCACGAAACTGTCCGAACTGGAAAATGATTCCGGATATGTGACTTCGGAAGAATTGAATACTGAATTAGGCTACAAAGACCACGTAGCCTACATCCTCAAGGACTTTACGAAGAGCTATTATAACAATACGGGCTCGGACATCACGGATCGGAGCATGGTCGTTACGCCTACGCAGTCAGGCGTGACGTCGAACTTCTCCCTGACCAGCCGCATCCCGGTCGCAGCTTCGGACTTTATTTTCGTGCGCATGAAGCTGCGCGTGGACAAAGAGTGCTCTTTGCGGATCATTACCTATTCGGACAATCTCGACCAGCGGGGCCGCTGGTTCGTCCTCAAGGCAGACCGCACCTACGAAATCTACTACCGCGGCAAGGCGGCGTCGGTAGCGGGAGGGCTGAATGTGGGCACCAGCATATCCGCAGCCACCAATATCGGCCAGAAGGTCACCATCGAGGATTTGATCGTCACGCTCAATAACTATGACGCATGGTGCGATGCCGAGAGCCGGGCCACGCTGAAAAACTTCGACACGGACTCCTTCACCGTGGACGAGGGCGGGACGGGGCATTTCTTCTCGGTCGCGCAGGCGTGCGACTTCGCAAGGGACGCCTTCGATGTCGTGAACAACGCGGTTACGGTGTTTATCCGCAACGGCCTTTACGATCACGAGGCCCCGAAGAATGTGGCGATGGGTTACCCGTATGCGATCATCAACAAGGGGGCGAACCGCATATCGCTTATCGGCGAGAGCCGCGACGGCGTCATCGTCTCGTATGAGAACAACTCCGTGAACCGCGCCAAGATCATCGAGGCGGGCGGCGAATGCACCATCGCCAACATGACCGTCAACTGCCTGAACGACGAGAGTTATACGGACGCCAGCGCCGGCGGTCACCAAGCCTGCTACTGCATACATATCGATTCGGTCTTTGCCGCATCTGAGCGATATTTCACGACGGTACGGAACTGCAAACTCTTCAGTACGTGCCATTCACCCGTCGGCGCGGGCCTTGCCGACAACCAGACCATTCGGTTAGACGGCTGCGAGTGCGTCAGCGACACGCACGTAGGCACTTCGACGGGCGCGGCCACCATCCACGCAAGCACCGATGCTGCGGCGAAAAATATGGCCGTCGAGATCATCGGCTGCCGCCTGCTGTCGCTCGACGGAACCAAATCGCTCTACATGCCCGACGTGGAGGGCGGCGCTCCCTTCACACAGGTCGACGTCACGCTGCTGGGCAACACCTACTACACGACGGGGCCGGAGATCACCGATGCCGACTTCTTGTCCAGGCACAAGCTCACGCCGTGGTCGGATGCTTCGTTCAGCGAAATTTCGGTTATCGCGCACTCGGACTGCACGCTCGAAGCGCGCGTGACGCACCTCGAAGGGCTACTCGTGGGAGTGCTCTCGGGCAAAGTGCTGATCCCGGAATTGCAGGTGAAGAAGCTGGGCGTCTGGGGCGACAACAACCTGGTCGTCACGGGCGAGGGCGCGCCGGCGAAAGCCCCCGACCGCGCAGGGCAGTTCTATGTCGATACGAAGAACAACGCGGTCTACCACTCCGTGGGTAACGGCGCGGTGTCGGACTGGAAGAACGCTTAAACTACATACAACATGTCACAAGTCAACAAATACGCCAACAAGGCGGGTTACACGGCCGACAAGAATCGCAAGGACACACAGTCGGCGGTATCCTACATCGAGGACGACGGGGCGCTCATCTACGACGGCGTGAACGTCGTAGTGGACAAGCCGGCCGCCGGGGTTGGTGACCTTGCGGTCTTCGACAAGACCACGGGAACTATCCGCTTCGTCAAGGGTGCGACGCTTGTTGCAGAGCAGCTGCCGCCGCAGCTTGTCCCGGTGGCCGTGGTCTATGCCCGGCAGGGCGGGCGGGTGCTGATCGTGTCGCTTCGCAATGCGGCAAGCAGCGTTTACTGGGCGTACTCTTACGAGGTCGCCCTATCTGGCTTCGAACTGTCTACGGGGGGAACCTTCACGCTTCGTATCTATAATACCGACCACGCATTCACTTATGCCCCGGGTGCGACGCTCGCGGATATCGCCGCGCAGATCAATGCGGACGAAAAAATCAGAACCACTTATGGCTGGACAGCCTCTGCCGATGAAGCAGGGGGACGAATTGTCATGTCGATAAACACGTGGTCGCCCAATTATGTGCTTATCGACGTTACGAATGGCTGCCAAATCACCTATCCTCGGGAGAACGTGAGCTATCAGACAACACTCACGGGGATACTTATCAAAGGAACCAGAGAAGAAATTCGCCGCAAGAATGGTGTGAGTTCAAATATGGCAGGTGGTGTCCTCGACCAGTTCGCGGAATATTATTCGGAGAGAGGCCAGGCAGCCACAGGACAAAAGCCGGGAAGCGGCATAGTCATTCGGGAGAGCGTTTTCACCGAGGCCGACAACCCCGATCTGGTTGCCGTGTATCCCACCTACAAGGACTACCTGTTCGCCGAGCACATGGTACAATATCCTACGGAGTTCGGGACGATGTTGCAGGATGGCAAGACCAACACGAACCTGATCGGGCGGCTTACCTTCGAGGATATTTACGGCAAAACACAGTACCGCTACCCGGCTGCCGCCGCAGCCCTCGACTTCGGCATCACCGTGGACGGAATGACGACGGGGCTGGAGGCGGGGGCATGGTGGCTGCCGTCGTCGGAAGAGGTCTACCTGCTGATGCACGACAGGGTGTGTTTCGCCGCTGACGTGGAAAAAGACCCTGTAAACCGTACGCTCTTACGCTTGAAAGCTACCACGTGCTATGGTTATTATTATTATGTCCATACTTCATGCGAGATGCAGGAGAGTTACATCTACATTTATAACGGAAGGGCCGGCCATCTGGGCTATACAGGCAAGTGTTATAAATTCTCGTCCCGCCCGGTCTGCGCCTTATAATTATCTGAACCATGGAAACACAACGACAGATCGACACCCTCGAATCACGGCAGCTCGAATTACGGGCAGTCATGGCCAAGTCCGACGATAGGGCGGCCAAATGCAGTAAGTCCGGCCTTGACTTCCGGGCTACCTATCCTCTGGATTATGAGGAGTACGAAGCGGCCAACGCGGAGTACAACGCGAACGAAAAGACCCTTGCGGAGCTGAGGGCCCGGCGTGCCGAAGAGCTGGCCGCCGAAGAAACGGTTATGGACTTTCAAAATATTGAGCAATGAAGATGTATATGACCAACAAGCCCAACGGCGAGCCGTTCTATCCCGTAACCGTAGCCGAAGCCGTGCTTGTTTCCGAAGGGGAAACTTTAGCCGCGGTGCTGCAACGGCTTGAACAGAGGATCGCAGAATTGGAGAAGTCGGAAGCGGCGCCCGAGGCGCAGGCAGACGTGCTGACCGAACAATAGAATATATCCTATGGAGGAATTGTGGAGGTTTATAGAAAGGTTATGCGAGAAAGTATGGCAGGTGTCGATAGGCGCCCTGGTGTACATGTTTAACGCCATAGCCCCGATACACGACATACTGACGGCCTGCATGATTATATTCGCCGCGAACTTTTTCACGGGCCTGTTCGCCGGCGTGCTCGTGCAGCACGAAGGATTCATATTCCGCAAGGCTTTCAAGTGCATATCCGAGGCTGCGGTAATATCGGGACTGATGGCCATGATACTGCTCGTCGGGGACAACATCGACAACCACGACGGGGCGATGTCGGCGATCTCGCTCGCAGTATATGCCCTGATATATTTCTACGGGGTCAACATCCTCAAGAACCTGAACCGCATATTCCCGAAGAACCGATACATCGACTTCCTGTACTATGTGCTCTCGTTCGAGATGATTAAAAAGATTCCCTATTTGGAAAACTACAAACAAAAACAAAAGGACAAATGAAAAAGAAATGGATCGTATGGAGCATCGTTGCGGCCGTGGCCGTAGTGCTCGGAATCGTATTCCCGCGTTACATCCTCGTGGGGGTTGTTTGTGCTATGGCCGGATGGGTCGGGCATATCCTGTACACTAAACACATCGCGCAATGACACGAGGGCTCAGAAACAACAACCCGCTCAACATCGAGAAGACACGGGGCGGCAATCCCTGGCAGGGCGAGGTCGTGCCGTCGAAAGACAAGCGTTTCGCGCAGTTTACGACGGTGGCATACGGCTATCGAGCTGCCTTCAAGCTGTTGAACAACTACCAGCGTAACTACGGGCTGGACACGATCCGCAAGATGATCGGCCGCTGGGCCCCGTCGGAGGAGAACCACACGGACGCCTATGTCCGCACCGTGGCGGAAAGATCGGGGGTGCCCGCCGACAGCCGGATCACCACGACCAACCGCGACGTGATGGTTCCCATCGTTGCGGCCATGTCGTTCGTAGAGAACGGCGTCGAGGCCAAGATGCTCGACGTGCAGGCCGGGTGGGAGTTGTTTGTAAAAGCATGAAACGCCTGATTCTCTACCTGCTCGCCACCCTTTCGGCCGGGGCCCTGCTCTTCGGCTGGGGATACCGCAGGGGCGCCGCGTCGGTGGTTGTCGAAGAAACGACGCGTATCGACACGGTGTTCTACCCGAGACCGGAACCGCTGCCCGGCACGTACCGCTTCGCCGACATCTCGGTGCCGGTGCTGCTCTTCGCGCCGCCCGACACGGTAACGGAGACCGTCGTTGTGAAAGTCGGGGCAGACAGCGTGCAGATGAAGGTGGCAATGGAAACACGCCCCTACTCGGACAGCACCTACCGTGCACAGGTCAGCGGGCCCCGGATCGGCAACCTGCGGCCGACGCTCGACTGGATAGAAACATACAACTGCACTACCACCCGACAGCAGGTAGTCACCCGGCGGAGCCGCTTCGCCCTGACTGCCGGGATCGGGGCGGCGTACACGCCGCAAGGGTTCCAGCCTACGGTCGGCGTAGGAGTAGGTGTTATTTTATGGCAATTCTGACAGGTATGAAGATAATTTATAACGACATCATCCCCTTCAAGGGATACAAGGCTATCAATCTGTTCGGGATCGTATTTGCCCGCAAGTCCGCCCGCCCGTTGTCGGATAAAAATAAAAACCACGAAGCGATACACACCGCACAGATGAGAGAACTGTTATATGTGCCCTTCTACATCGTCTACCTATTGGATTGGGTATTTCACGGCTTCAAGTACCGAAGGATAACTTTCGAACAGGAAGCATATGCCCATGAAGATAACCCTGAATACCTTGAAATACGAAAACACTACGCGCAATGGAAGAGATGATTTACATATACTGGGATGACTTCCCATCGGTTGTAACCGAATAACGGGCCTTGGGGTACGGGCATAAAAAAGTCCCCAACGCTTTCCCGCATATACCACTATACGATTGTGCCAACGCACCACATTGAGGACTTATTCCTTGAATCGGTGTGTTGGCTTTTTGTATAGTGGTATAACAAATTTATAATAAAAAATCGGGAAAGTATATGCGTAAATCAGAGCTTTTTGCACAAATACTCGAATGTGTTGCATTTGAAACTGAAATAGCTAAGGAACAAATCCTTTCGAAGGATAAATTTCAAGATGTGGTCGATGCGCGCTACATGCTCGTACACTTCTGCCATAAAAACGGCATGTACACCACCGACATCGCCCGGATGATGCGGTTCTCCCGACGCGCCATAGAGAAGATGGTCGCCGGGTTCGATGAACGCAAGCGATACAGCCACCCTATATTCGAAATACAGTGCGAACTTATTGCGAAGAAGTTGCCTCCCATCTGCGCCCCAATGAATTGATATGCCTGCCGCCCGCAGCCACCTTTGCAATGTTGCAACAGGTGAACGCCCGGCCTTGACAGGGGCGGCAATCATTCAATAATTATTAAAAATGGGTTCGGATAAAACTTATATTTTCGATGGAGGCGGCTCGGGTGGCGGCCTTGACATCGCGGCTCTCGTCTCGTCAATGATGGGCAACAAGGGCATGGATCCCAACCTCGTAGCGGCACTCATGAACGGTAACAACAACCGTGGTGCATGGGGCGGTGACGGGTGCTGGTGGATCTGGATCATCCTGCTGTTCTTCTGCTGGGGCGGCTTTGGTGGCAACGGCTTCGGCGGTAACAACGCCAATGGCCTTCCTGCGCAGCTCAACGGTGACGCCGGACGGGAACTTCTTATGAACGCAATCCAAGGGAACGGCGCAGCCATCAATCAGCTGGCATCGTTGCTCAACTGCTCTACGCAGCAGATTCAGAACACGCTGTGCAACATCCAGGGCACCCTCGGCATGTCAAGCCAGCAGATCATCAACGCTGTACAGTCGATGGGATGCCAAATCGGCAACCAGATCGCCGCGTGCTGCTGCGATATGAAGCAGGCCATCAATGGCGTCAATGTGGGCATGGAGCGCGGATTCAGTAGCGTTGCCTATGAAACACAACGTCAGACCTGTGATTTACAAAACACAATTCGCGAAACTTCTCAAAGCGGGACTACAGCGATAATTTCCAAACTGGATCAAATGCAGGCAGCTGCATTGCAGGATAAAATTGATGCCCTGCGCGAAAAGAACAGCACGCTGACCACGCAGCTCAACCTCGAACACCAAAACGCCTACATGGCCGGTGTTGTAGGACAGGCTGTAGCACCCGTGAACGCCGCTGTAGCGGCTTTGCAGAATGACGTGAATAGCATCAAGTGCAAGCTGCCCGAAACGGCTACCGTGCCCTATTCGCCTATTGTCGGTGTGCCTACGTGTATTGCCGCACAATATGGTCTCGGATATGGTGCAGGGTTTGGCTTTGGGGGGAGCGGCGGATTTTGGGGATAATGCTATTATTCGCCGATAGGTGAAATGTTCTTTGACTTACTGATAAGAGGCTTCCCAATCCGAAAGCCAGCGCCAATGAAATCCTTTCAATGTGCGAGTTGGTTTTCGAATGCATTCATATATTCCTCCGATGTGAAATCCGTGTAATTGATGGGCTTCGGATGCTGTTTTATATTTTGCAACCAATATTCCATTTTTAATCTGGACAATTGGCTTTCTGTTTTTCTTGTTGGGTATTCTTCGTGCTTTTGCTGCACACTCTCTTGTGACAGGGTTAAGCATGTTCATTGAACGAGTACACCAACGAAGATTACGTGCCACATTGTTCGTCCGGTTCCCATCTATATGGTCTACATATGCATAGTTATTAGGATTGGGGATGAACGCTTTAGCAACAAGCCTATGGACTAATTCAGTCTTATCTACTCCGTGTAGGGATGTAAGTCTAACTCTCAAATATCCTCCCCGATTTGGGCGAGGAGTTAATATGCGAGGTTTAGTCGTCCAACTATTGTTATTACCTCCGCTCACGCGATGGGATAGCGATGAAACCCTACCATAATCAGATACCGCGAAATAGCCGAGCGTACCATCAATAATACGCCATTCTTCTCCTTCGAGAGCAATTCTCTCTATAAATTCCCGATTTGTCATTGCCAAACAATTTAGTGGTGCCAAACGAGAAAAAGAGGGAAGGACGTTTGGCAAGCCCTTATCAGTTGGTCATGACTCCAACCTATCCCGATGTAAAATTAGTTATAATAACTTAAAATACAAAAATATGGCAGTATTCCCATTTCAGTATGTTAACCGCAGAGGCATACCGGTACTAAAAACTACAGGCGTGACAGTGGAGACCACAGGGGTTGTGTTTTCCTTTCCCAACCACGCATTTGCAAATTCGTGGTACCGGGGACTCGTGCTGGTTGAGTTGGTACAGGAAATCCCTGCCGGCACAACGGGAACACTTCCCGTGCTGTTTGAAACCAACGGGCAAAATAAGAATCTGACGACGTACAACGGAGCAAATGTTACAGTATCGGATATTCCGGGGTCAGGGGTATACCAGATATGGTATGACAAGCAGACCGATACTTTGCAATTGATGACCGGTGCCGTCTGAATTAAAAAAACAATTAACCGAAAGACGGGGAGGAGGGCTCCTTCTCCCCTATCTTTCACAAATCATTAACCAAGATGTTTCAGAACTTGAGAAAAGGCTCCTTAGTCTACGTTTTCGACAACAGGGAACAGCCTAAGTTTTATACAGCCAACGTAAAAGACGTATCGGCACCGTATTTCCCGCCCCAAAAGCCCGGGCAATTCTCGCCGATGCCGCAATTCATCAACATCTCGATAGAGGGCAACGAGCCCTGGGGCGTCCCTATGCAAGCGGACATCGTTTCAAAAGACGGACTTACCGTAGCGACGACACGGGAAGTGTTGAAGCCGACCATCATGGAGGCACAGCAGGCAAGCCGTGACATCGTGGAATCATTCGACAGGCACAAAGCCAACCTGAAGGTCTACGATGAGATCCTGATGCAGCTCGATCCCGAAGCTGCGCGTTCAAAGGAGCTCGAAGCCGAAAACCGGGAGTTGCGGAAGATGCTCGCTGACATGAACGAACGGCTGAGCCAGATACCGACGGCGGAAGAACTGAGGAGCCTTGTCAAGTCTGAACCACCTGCAAAAACAAAGTAACTATGGGTTGGAGAATCATAGGTGAAGGCCGTGGCGGCTTCGGCGGCCACGAAGAGGAGAGGGAGCGAGAGCTCCGACGCGCCTACGAAGAAGGCTTTGAAGAAGGCCGGCGTGAAGGCCGTGGCGGATACGGTGAGCGTGGCGGCTACGGACAAGGTGGCGGCTACGGCGAACGTGGCGAGTATGACCGCGGCGGGTATGAGTATGACGACGCCTACGGCGAACGCCGTGGCGTAAGGGGTACAGGCCCCTATTCGCGGTATCGCAGGCGGTAAACCGGAGGGAGGGGGCCGCAGTGCCCTCTCCTATTTTAAATCGAAAAATATGGACAGGTTAGATACACATGAAAACTTCCCGGCAGGGTTCCGGGAATATCTCGAAAATTACGGTTGGCACTTTTCAAAGAAGATGTGCGAATTCGCCGTTTCCCGCATGAAGGACAGGAACGGCAAGAAGATCGAGCCCTATTCTAAGGATAAGGTGGATGCGCTGCTCAAGCAGTACGGCATCGAACTCAAAAAGGACAAGGGCTATGATTGCGTGTACGTCTGCAACATGGCATTGGCGGACTATTTCGGGTCGTCGATACCCAATCCACAATACCTGGCGATGTTCATACGTGACTATATCGACGATGAAGACGGATACGACGGCTTGCCATTTACACGTTACTATGCCGATACCATCGGCTCGGGAACACCCATCCTGTGGGAAGAGATGATGTAGCCATGGAAGAATATCCCCAGATCAGCGAATTCACAAACGACAACGACGAAATCGATGAAAAATATCGCAACGCTCGTCCGTAACCTGCCTGCCGACAAGTACCAGGAACTAGCCGGGGCGGTGAACGACGTATTCGAGAACAAGCGCTTCAACCGGGCACAACGCAGAAGGCTGGCGCGAAACTGGCGCAAGTACGGAAAAAGGGAGGAAAAATGAAGATTCGGGACTTGAGTATTCACAAGTATGGTTGGACGTTGCGCATATATTATGCCGTGACGTGCTACTATACGGGCGAAATACTCAAGTCCCTTACCGACATCGGATGCCCCGATACGGTTCTTCATCGCGTACAGGGGAATATGGAAAAGTGTGAAATGGATACGGGATTCACCTACTCCAACAAGGAGCATCGGCAAAGTGTCATCGTAATAGGGATGCACTCCTCGCCGTGGGAATTTCTCAACAGCTTTGAGCACGAACTGCGGCACCTCGTAGACGATATAGCCCTTACTCTCGGCCTGCCGATGGCCGGGGAAGAGGTAGCATACCTTACTGGCGAAATAAACCAGGCGCTATGGGAAGATGTGCACCAATTCACCTGTTGTAAATGTAATGGACATGGAAAAAGATGACACCCAATACTGGATGGCGATGCTCGAAGTGAGCGAATGCTGCGCACCCATATTCGCTGCCGTCGTATGCGAGTTGATGAATACGATGTAGTTATATTTCCGGGATTAAATCAACGGCTTCACGCTTCTTTTCGTCAATGATTTTTGCGTATATCTGAGTTGTTTGGATATTAGTATGACCGAGCAACTTAGATACAGTGTATATATCTGTCTTATAAGTTATTAGCAATGTTGCAAAAGTGTGACGCGACACATGATAAGTCACATGTTTTTTTATGCCCGCTTTTTTAGCCCATTTATCTAAATATTTCTCAATCACCCATACCATTGGGAGAGAAAATATAATCCCGGTCTCACATTCTGTTTGAGGCAACTGATTTAAGGCATTTGCAGAAAGGGGCACCCAAATTGGCGTGCCTGTTTTTTGCTGTATTACGCGCACTTGCCTTTTATCGTCATCTATCCATTCAATATCTTCCCATCTTAATTTCTGAATGTCCGACAAGCGCAACCCACAAAAGCAACTGAATAAGAATGCCCTTTTAACCATATCATATTCGCAGGGCGTGTTAATCAACTTTTTGATTTCCTCCATCACAAGAAACGTGCGCGGTTTATTTTCGGCTTCTGGACGGTCTTCTGCCGATATGGAATCAGCAGGATTTTTTTCGATAACCCCCTCTTTGACAGCCCTATTCAAAGCTGTAGATAATACTTGAAAATACAGCGCCCTGGTTGCGCCAGTTAATAACTTTCCTCCACGCCCTCGGACTTTGTTAAGGTATTCAATATACCCCTGCAAATATTGCTTGTCAACCTGTTTGAATGTAATTTTGTTCCCAGAGTATGCCACCAGATGATTTATTGAATTCTTGATGCTCTGAGCATACATCCTCCCTCCCTTTTCCAGGTATCGTGCCGATTCGGATTGCAGATAATCAATAAAACGTAACTTAACCTGCGCCTTTGAATTAGAAAAACCATGAGAGCGATTCTGCATTTCAACGATTTTTTCAGATTTTATAGCATTCGCCAAGCTAAGCGTCTCTTTATTTTTTATCCTATCAGCATTCGAGTGTTCTGGGATAAGATATAAATGTAAAAAATCATAAACACGATGCCCAGACTGGTAAATGTCAAGATATAAAGAAATATTCCCATTCTTTAATAGTTTGCGTCTTAATTTGACTGGCTCTTTAATCTTTGCAGTAGTCATGGGTAATGAGTTTACCGCGAAGATAGTAATAATTTGAATTTAGAGTAACAAACGAGTAACAAATTGACGACAAGTAACAACAATATGACGATAGAGAATACACTAAAAATCACATTGTCAAAAATAAGCAAAGCCCCATAAAACAGGGGCTTTACTTGTCATTTGTTAATTAGTATTTGTCGTGAGTTTGCTGCATTGATTTACGAGCCGAAGTTGTCGTAGAGGATATTCTCCGACGGCACTCCGAGGTCGTCCAGCATCTTGACCACCGACGCGATC